AGCCACTGATTGTCCTGGTACCGGAAGAAGGGGAAACCAACCATGCAGAGAAGGACAGACTTATACTTGCTTTGTTGGATCCTCTTGCAATAGATACGTTAAAGGTTTCATCAAAAATCGTCTGAGCGCTGCCTGTCATGGCAAAGCCGTTGTAGGTAGGAACTTCCACATCGGTTCCGCTCTGACTACAGGAAACACTGTAGCCGCCGTCACGGGCACCGGAGTAGTCAACTGCATAAACCTGCAAAATGACACGGACACTTCTGGTGGTGCCAGAAGTTGTCTGCTCGTAAACATAAGCATCTGCGTTGATAACACCGGTATGGCCGGAATAACTCAGATTACAACTTGCCATCAGGTGTCACCTCCGATCCACTGAAATGCCAGACCGCCGTTATAGTAGATTTTGAACTTGCCGCTGAGCCACAAACTGCCTGAGATTTCGGCATTGGTGATATACAGTTTGTAGTCGGAAATGTAGGCCACTTCCACATCATTGCTATCAAAGAAACTCAGCCGGTCAGCGGCGAACCGGGCGAACTTATCGAACACTGTCTCACCGTCAACACTGTTTGTCTGTCCGATCTCCAGACCATACACGGGCACACCGTTCTCGTCCTCATACAGCAGGCCGGATTTCAGGTAGGCATTTGCACCGACGGTACTGTTGTAAAGCTCGTCCACGGTATCACTCAGAGTCCGGACGTTGGTAAACAGCTGATTGATGTTGGTGTTATTCTGCTGGATCTCCTGGGAAGTCTGCTCGGTATAGACACCGAAGTCAGACTGCGCCACATACTGCCCTTCAAGCCGGTGGCTGATCTCGGTGTAGTAGGCATTTACAATGTCTGCGCTTTTGATAATCAGGTTCTTCAGACCGGCAAAGGTAGTTGCCGGATCGGATTTATCAGAGGTCTTGGAAGCATTCTGAACATTGCCGCCGGATGCTACCACTCCGGTATTTCCGGTTTCGATGGTGCTGAATGCCCACTGAAGCTGCTGTGCCATCCGGTACAGATAACTCTGCATTTGCTGCAGCCGTTCCCGGTCATTGCTGGCTGTAATATTCGGAGATGGAATCTGAATACTCATTACACATCACTCCCGTGGGAATAGGTCTTGGTAATGCTGAACACCATGCCGGGGCCTTCGCCCTCTACCCGAAGCCGGAGATGGTCACACCGGCGGGGTTTGACCGGAATGGTGAAACTGCGAAGGTCGGTACCGGTGATGAAACCCAGATTCACCCAGGGGCCGACAGAGTCATACTGTGCCAGGATATTGATGCTGCTGCCAGCTTCCAGCACAAGCCGGATGTTCAGCTTAACCAGGTACTTCTTTTCCGGCAGGCTGGCACCAAGAATACCGGTTTCAAACATCCAGGGCACATATTCCTCGTAGCTGTCACCGCTGCCAAGCATGGTGATGATGTTTCCGTCTTCAGTTGCACAGTACAGTTCATCCCGGCAGGAGCAGAAAAGATATGCTGCAATATCATCTTCCTTGTGCCACATGCCCTTGGCCGTGTCATAGACAAAGAGGCTGCGTTCTCCGCTGACCGTCTTATGCATACTGATGTAATACTTATTGCCGTGGGCAACTGCGGTAGCTTTTTCATACAGGTCTTCTCCCAGTGCTGTGGAAATCTCCACGGGCAGGGAGCCATCATAGGCACACACGGCATGACGTGCCTTGTAGTAAAGGATTTCATTGACAATGGCCAAACTTCTTTCGCAGCCCTTCTGGACTCCACGGCAGGCCGTTGTCTGGACACTGAAATTGGCAGGAATCTGGCCGTAAACGTTGTGCAGGAAGTTTTCCTTCCAGAACAGAGGATGTCCAGCATGTGCAATGGCCCCTGTGAACTGACCGTCACTACCGAGGGATACCACATAACTGTCGGTGGAAATGCCCATGAAGCAATTCCAGTTCTTGAAGTCACCCAGTTTGCAGCTGTAAAGCTCGTTGACAACTTCACCGTCATTGTTCAGACCATACCGGCAGCCCCACAAACGGTTTTCGTTCTCGATGATGAAATCCATAGCAGGCATTTTCCGGGACACGGTAATGGAGCTTGAGATGGTTACGCTGCTGTCCAGAAGTCCAATCACCACGATGTAATCGTCTTCCCGGGCATAAATGATGTGGTTGCCTTCCAGAGCTTCCAGCTGGGAAGCATTGGTAATAACATCTTCCTCGTCGCTCAGAACAAGCGGCTGGTTTGTAATACCGGAGATTTTGACACCGTCATACTGGGCAAAGGGCTGTCCGATACCTGCGCACCGGATCTTCACATAGGTGGTTTCCACACCTGCCCACATATCCATGCTTTTGGAATACTGCTTAAGGCTGTGCGGCTCCACGCTGGTATCCATCCAGAGTGCCATGTTTTCCGGTTCCGTAGGCTGTTCCGGCTGAATGTAATCCGGGGTGTACTCTGTTCCATCCAGCTTGCAGGGGATAAAGGTCACATCGGTTTGGGTGGTTACCTCTGCTTCGATGCTGCCGTAGTCAGAGTGGTTTGCCGTGTTGAAATACTTCTTATCCGGCATGATGATTACATAGGCACCCATGGAGATAAGCTGCTTCGGGCAGTCTTCTGCAGCTGTAGACAGTTCCATTTCCACCGGGTACCCATTGATAACGAATTTGGTGCCGTCCACATAACACAGGCTGTCTTTGGCAATCATGCCCTGGACATTCTTACCCTGTGCATATAGGCCCCGCCGCTTTCTGGGAGCCAGTACCGGTGCCTGATCAGAGGTCAGGTTCTTCATGTCATAGAACTCGTTCTCCTGGATCCGGACATTGTGGTTATAGCCTGCGAATACATCCACGGACTGCTGGCTTCTCGGTCTTGCGTTCAGAGTAGGGAAGTACATGACAATCCCTCCTTAGAATCGGAAACGACCGGTGCCCTTGGACACATGGTTTCGCTTGTAGTCTGCCTTGTATTCGCTGAAGGTGCTATTGAACATCATGATTGCACTGTTGTACATATCGATGTCTTCATTGGCATAATGGATCTGTGCCTCCAACCAGTAGATGTAGGCCATATCAAAGGGAGACGGCATAAACATCACGGTACTGTCTGCGAACTTATAGCCATCGAAAGGAATCTGTTCGCCGCCCTCATGGGCATCAATGACCAGGCGTTTGACCATGGATTCCACCTTGGACAGCCAGTAAAGCTTCTGATCTAAACTGTAAGTGTTGGGTTTCAGACTGTCGATCTGAGTAATGGCCTCGATAACTTTCATAGTCTTTCCCTCCTATCAAAAAACGGGAGCCGAAGCCCCCGTTGCATTATTTAGGCTGCTCTGCTGCGCCTCTCAGCTCTTCCATGCGCTGATCCTGCATCTCACGGGCTCTGCGGGAGCGCATGATCTCGTTGTAGACCGCCAGGGGTACCTTGGAAGTCTTACCCTTGGGCAGCAGGTACGTTACACCGTTGACACACACCACCAGGTTGGGATCATCGTTGGCGCTGCCGCGCTCGATATAGATGTCCTTCTTTTCGGGTTCCTTGACAGCAGCGGTCTCTGCTGCGTTCTTATTCTTTTCGGTAGCCATTGGATATTCCTCCTTAAAAGAAATCAGGGGGCAGGGCTTTGCGCCTTGCCCCCATCGTTATTGGGTTAAGTCTGGCTTAAGACTGGGTTAAGCTGAACTTAGTATCAGTTCGCTTCGTCCTGTGCGGAGAAGCTGGAGCAGCTCATGATACGCATGACACGCTCGGGATACAGAATCGTTGCACCGTTGGTCTCGAACTTGTAGCCGATGGTGCTGAACTGATTCAGAGGACCGCCGATCTGGGACTTGTCCTTCACGATCATTTCCAGAGCGCCGCCCTCGGGATCGATGATACCGAAGCCGTCCTTACCGAACATGTAGCTGGCATAGGTCACGGTACCGGCCTTGTTGTTGTAGTCTGCACCGCTCAGAATGGGAGCGAAGACATTCTCGATGAACCGGCAGCCGTGCAGCTCACCGATCTCACCGTTGTAGATCTCTTCGGGCCGTGCATACTTGTGAGCCTCGATCCAATCCTTGTCCTTACGCAGATCATGGGCAACAGAAGGATGCAGCACACAGTAATACTTGCCGTTGATGGTGGGCACGCGGTTCTTCTTCATGATGGTCACACCCTTAGCAACCATGGCAGGGTTGAAGATACTCATGACAGTCGCGGAGGCTTCCATCTCAGCACAGCTGGTGGGAGTGCCGGCAACAGCACCGGTAGCCAGGGTAACATTGTCGCAGTACAGGACGTTGGTGTTGACCAGCAGAGCGTCACGAATCAGGACTTCCTGAGTCTCGGCAGCAGATGCGCCCATTTCCTCAGTTGCGCCCAGGATCACATCATCATAGGCGTGCAGTTCCAGCTGATCAGAGACAGTGGCGTAAGTACCGTACTGGTCGATGGTGCCGGTCTTGCTGGACATGCCGAACTTCTGACCGGTGGGAATGACACCTTCCTGCAGCTTACCAGCTCTTGCAAAGGTGTTCCACTTGCGCCATTCGATGGTCTTACCCCGGCCAGCAGGCAAGGGCTGCTTCTTGGCGAACTGCGCGTAGAACATCTCCACACGGGCATTTTCCAGCAGCTCGGTGTCATAGAAGGTCTTCAGCTCGCCGGAAAGGGCATTGCTGGCTTCATGTGCGCCGGTACCTGCATTCACAGTACCGGTGGTTACGTTGACCACAGTGCCTGCATCAGCGAACAGCTGCAGCAGTGCAAAAATAAACTTCTTCATGGTGTTCTCCTTTCATTCATTTGAAGGGGAGAACGCTTCCGGCTTACTTGCCGCCGGGATAGATTTTTCTCCCCTCTGCCGCTGCCCGGTAGATCTCGTCTTTCAGAGCCTTACGCTGGGCAGGGGTTGCGTTCTTGTAGTTGAACTGGGAGACGGAAGGTGCCTGTGCATTCGTTCCGGTTTCATCCGGCCGGTGGGTGCCGCTCTGGATGGCATTGGAAACCATCTGTTTCGTCTGCTGCGCTGCCACCTGCATAGACTGGAACTGCATCTCTTTCCGATGAACGGCATAGAATGCATCTTCTACACTCAGACCCACACTGGGAGAGGTGAGCCGGGCAAATGTGGGATTCTGCATTTCAGTCCGCAGGTCAAAGTTGGGAATAATGGCTTTGAGTGCCTCTCCCTGCTGTTCCAGCTTCTTGATGTGATTCTGGAACTTCTGCTGTTCCAGAGTCCGCTGCTGCTGATCCAGCTTCATAGCGGTTTCCTTAGACACGCCCATTTCCAGAGCCTTGTCCTCGTACTCCCCGGTGATGGCTTTAACCAGTGCGGTGTGATCCACATTTTCCGGATCGAGACCGTGTTCCTTTGCCAGATGCTTGATGGCAGGGGACAGGATGTCCAGGATAGCCCGGTTCTGACCGTCATCCTTGACTCTTGCCTTGATGATCTTCTGCAATTCAGCATTGTACTCAGGGTCTTTCACAATCTCGTCCCAACTCATGCGAGTGGGGGCGTTTTCCGTCTGGGCATTGTTATCAGTTGCAGCGGCGACCTGCTGAACAGGCTGGGTCTGCTTCGGTTCTGTGCGGATTGCACCTTCCGGCAGAGGGGAAGCCTGTTTCGCCCGGGGTTTACGAATCTTGCTTTCCGGAACGCCCAATTCCAGTAAGCGCTGGTGTCCGGCGTCGACACTGGTATCGCCCGTATTGGCTGCACCTGCTGTACTACCTTCGCCGCCAGAAGCACCGGCTGCACCGGCTCCTTCTCCGCCGAACAGCTGCAGGATGCGCCATTCGTGATGGTTAAACATGTTTGATCCTCCAAACAATATCTGCCGCTATTTGACTGGGGCGGCGGGTCCCGTTGTTAACCTGTGGCCATCATAGCAACAACAAATTGTCATTACCAACCACGCACAGAGTAGGAAATGTAATCCGGCCATTTGGTTGCCAGGATTTCAAAACCCACGCACACACTCATGAAGGTCTGACGGACACTCTCCCGGTACCTGGCCTTTGCCTTGCAGCTGATTTCTGCATTTCCTTCCTCCAGCTTGACGATGGGTTCCGTGACACAGCCGCTGTCTGACATGTGTCCTACATTGGCACCCAGGGTCAGTGCCAGGATGGAAGCAGAGGCGCAGATCAAGTCCTTGCCGTATTCGTCACTCTTGGCATGGCCGGTCACGGTCAGCCGGTTATGTTCCCGGTAATAGTTCACTTCGATCATTGGTTTTCCTCCTTATTCCGGCTGGGATGCCTGGGCCGCTCTGGCTCTGGCATTTCCTGTCCGGGTATCTTCCTTTTTGCGGTTGTCCGCAATTTGGTTGCTCTGCATACTTGCGCTGCCTCCTACCACAAGGGCACCTTCACCAAGGGTCTGAATAATGTCCTGGGCAATCATTTCTGTCATGGCAGGGTTGGCAATCTGCGACATGGTAAGCGCCATCTGCATGTACTGCTGAAGCTTCTGCCACATCAGGCCGTTCTGGCTGATCTTCTGCATGATGTCGTCCTTGCCCTCGAAGTCCATCATGCCAAGGCACATAATGGCCTGATCTGCCAGCTGCGGGTTAAAGAATCCCAGCTTAAACAGGTCAAGTGCCAGCTGATTCTGACTGACGGTGGTAAAGACATTCTTCTTCTGGGCAGATACCTTGATGTCAAACACAGGCTTCCGCATACCCATATCCTGCCCTAAGAAGTTTTGAGGCTGGGGCTGCAATCCTGCATTGCTGTAGGTCTTGAACTGCTGTACACCATACTCGCCAACAATGCGGAAGTTCCGGGGCATATCATAGAACTGCCGATCCAGTTCAATACAGAAATCCACAATCTCACCATAGGCACGCCAGCTGCCCTTGGTGCTGTCCCGGCTGCCCTTGCCGGATGCCTCCTGCAATGCCGCAATGGCGGAAGCTGCGGTAACACCGGAATTGGTGGTGCCGGTTGCCGTTTCGGTGTTGCCGCTTGTCTCACGCAGCTCGTTGATGTCATGCTGCAGCAGATTCAGATAGTTGCCGTCCAGAGAGGTATGCTCAATCCGGCGCAAACCGGTTTCGTCAATATTGCCGCTGACCGGCACAATCGGGTTACTAAGATCCAGGAAGTCTGCTGTTTTCACCTTGCCGTTTTCCTGGGCAAAGTACCGGGGGATAGAGCCAACCATAGCGTTCTTCACGAAGCTGGTCTTCATGATGTCGATCTCGGTCTGAGGGTTCCGGCACAGATCCACGAAGCCATAACCGCAGGGGCTGCCCTCAATGGGGAACAGAGGGTCAAAGACATAGGGGAACTTGCCATGATCGTACAGACCTACCAGAGCCATAGCTTTCTTGGGCTGGCCGTCAATGCCGTGTCTGACCTCGGTTTCGTTCTCGGTTGCGAACAATACATGATCGCCCACGAACTTGCAGTAATGCAGGGTTTTCTTGCCCTGCTGGTGTTTGTGGTAATAGACCTCAATGACGGTCACATAATCCGCAGTGGAAACAGGATCGTCATACAGGAACCGGGAAGAGAAAGGCCCGGTGTTTCTCAGGCCCTTTTCCAGCTCCGGGTATTTCTGAAACAGCACTTCCTTTTCCACCATTTCCGTCTGGAAGAAATAGCGGCTGCGCTGGATGTCGGTAATACCAGGCTGCCAGTACAGGTTCAGTAGATTCACATTCTCCACCCGGATGTCACCCAGGCCGTTCAGCATGTTCCGATCCCAGACAACCTTGTAAACGCCGGTACCGGTCTTCATCTTCTGCCACATGGCATCGGAGTAGGTCTTCTCAAAGTTGTTGTGTTCCAGGATGCAGGGAATCACATCGCTCAGCAGTTCAGCCTCCGGCTCGTCCGCTTTCTCACGGGGGAGAATGACGGGCTGGGGAAAACTCTCCATAGCATCTGCATGTTTGCTGACAATGACATTGTGGAGCCATCCGGATTTACTGGTGAAGCCGCCATCCTTGCCCACTTCGGTTTCCTTCTGTTCTTCCTCGGTGTTACGCAGCTTCCACCACTGCTCAGAGGCAATGATCCGGCGGTCAGTGGCAGATTTACCGGTCTTGTAGTTCTGTAGGATCTTAATGAACTTCTTAATCTCGTTCGGGCCAATGGCAGGGCCTGCTTCAGCAACGACAGTCTGAGCCGTGGTCTCAGGCTGCATGGTGTTTTCAAATTCCATGTATGTATTCCTCCTATCGTTTTGCAAACTGGTTCAGCGGGTCATTGAGAATGGTTACGGTCTCCACCGGCCGCAGAGGCTTCACCGGGCGATTCATGCACATATACCGCCATTCGTCCGCAATGTGGTCTTCCAGATCGCTGTCCAGATCTTCCGGCTTGGTCTGGTCATACATCATCAGGGGGATCGTGCGGATGAATGCCTTGCAGTTGTCGAAGATGTAGCACCGGCTGTACCCGTTCTCATCGAATTGCAGCCGGTAATGACACTGCATCCAGCCTGCTATGCGCTCATGGTCACCGGGTACGAAGTACACGCCGTATTTCATGGCAGTATCAGCAATGGATTCACCACGGCTCTTGTCCCAGATGGCCGGATCTGCTACGCCCTGGATGTTCTTGCCTTTGAGCCAGGGGTGCTGCCGCTCCACCTTGGCAATCTCTTCAAACTGCCTGCCAGGTGTCCACTTCACACCCTCGTTGGGAATCTGCGTGCAGCCGTACAATTCCAGAATCCGGTACATGGTGCCGTCGTAGTCGATGGCCCACCAGGCACAGGAGAACGGTTTTGCATAGCCAAAGTCATAGCTACGGTAAATCTTCCAGCCTCGGCGGTTACCGGAATTTAGATCCAGAGCCTTGATAACATGGGTCCAGCGGCCCTGTTCTTTTGCCTCCGCAACGGTAATGCCTGCTTCCTTGCATTTGGCAGCATCCGGCTCCGTCCGGAACTCAGTGAAATACTGGCCCTCAAAGGTGTCCCAGTCGCCATACAGCAGCGCATTTCGTTCCTTCTCAGGCAGCAGCGCCAGAGAGCCGAGGTATTCCGGGTTTTCTTCCAGCAGTGCTTTGTTATCGAAGATGGTTGCCGGAATGAACACACGGTCACGGACAATGGTCTGCGTGGTGCCATCCGGGAGTCGTACTTCCGTGTTCTCTACGATGGTGGTACCGGGTTCAGCAGCATCGATAAACCGCTGTTTTACCCAACCATGGCCCACACCGCCAGGGTTGGTGCTGGCCCGGATATAACAGATCGTCCGCAGCTTGGATCGCGGATTCTTGGAAGGACGGTTACGTGAGAACATGTAGCTGTATTCCTCCCAGGTAAAGTGGGTAAGCTCATCAAATCCAATGAAGTCATACCGTTTGCCCTGGTAATTGGTCTTGTCCTTGCTGTGCTGCATGGCACCGAAGAAGATCTTCGAACCGGATGGAAATATCCAGACATGCTTGGAATCGTTGTACCTTGCCTTGGGGAAGGCCAAAGGATACAGGGCATGACTCCGGTCAATCAGTTCTGACAGCTGCGGATAAGTCTTTCGGAAGATGATCCCCCGGTAATGTGGGATGTGTACCTGCCGCAGAGCTTCCACCAGCAGGGCATCAGACTTGCCACCACCGGCCGCACCGCCATACAGCACTTCGTATTCCGTCCGCTCCATGAAGCGTATCTGCTTGGGCTGTGGCTGCCAGATCACATTAGGCATCTGCATCAGCCTCCCGTCTTGGCGGCAGCAGGATAATGCCGGTATCATCATCGTCACCGTCAGCAGTCATGGAGCTACGGCGCAGGGCATCAATACGAGCCTCACGCTCCCGGCGTTCCAGATCGGTAACCTCTCCTTTAATGGTCTGAAGCTCCTTCAATGCAGCCGTCAGCTGCCGCAGACCGGCACGATCCACGGTACCTCCGGGTACTGCCACACGAAATTCTGTGGTTTCCTCAGTGCTGCCACGCTCGGTCTTGATCTTGTGGGTGGTTACCTGCAAATCCAGTTCATCAATGGCCTTTTCCAGCTTCACCAGCAGTTTGTCAGCCAGGTCACCCACCTTGGCCGCCTGCTTGGCCGTTTTATTGCTGATTTGCTCCACGGTTTTTGTGATAGTCCTGTTCTGATATTGTTCTCTCAGCAGGATCCAGCCTTCTGCCTTGGAGCGGGCGCAGATTGTCTGGTAGTGTACGCCGTATTTCTCAGCCAGCTTCCGGTAAGAGGTATCCGTGGTGATGTATTCTGTTTTGATTTTCAGCCAATCTTCCACGCATTTCCCTCCCATCAAGCATTTACCCCATGATACCAACCCGGAAATTTTGATACCAACCAAGCACCCAGGCAGCAAAAAAGGGAGGAGCCGTAGCCCCTCCCGATTATCAAATTAGCTAATTGGTTAATTCTTGCTGTGTTCCTTCATTTCCCGGTGGATCATGGTGTCACCGACGGCACTGTTAGTAGTCTTGCCACCCTTGCCAGGGATAGGGCCGAAGCCCCAGTCTTTGGAAGTGGTTGTAGCTGACATGAAGGATTTCTTTCCGGTCTTACGCTTTTTCATGGCTTCCTCCTTATACAACGACGGTGAAGTTTTCCCACTTCTTATAGGCATCCACATACAGCTCGCCCTTATTGCCATTGTAGGTCAGCTCATAGTACATGCCATCGAACAGGGTGGTGCTGGCCAGTGCCTTACTGTTCTGCAGCACCTTACTCAGCCAGACGAGGAAAACATCGTCCTCAGTAATCTGCTTACCATCAGACTTGTCCAGGTGGGCATTGGCATAATCGGCTACGGTCTTCTTCACCAGGGAAACAAACTGCTTCTCATTCATGATATGTACCTCCATTAGCCCAGACCGAGCATATTGCTCAGGTCGCTCAGCAGTTCGCAGATAGAATTCAGATTATGTCTGGTCAGCAGCAGCTCATCCTGGAAGCACTGGGGTTCAGCCAGCTTCTCACAGGAAGTCTCCTCAAGGTTGAAAAGGAACCGGCCGATTCTGCGGGCCATAACCAGAGCATCAGCAGACATGGCACAGGTGTTCTGCAGGGTATCACCCAGACGCATGGGGGTGCTGGAAATCTTACAGTCGCAGGCTCCTGCATTGGGATCTGCACAGGTAACATTGGTGTAATTCATCTTGTTTTCCTCCTTAAATCAGTAAATAATGTTCTTCTCATCGAAATGGATGTAGGCGATTTCGCCACACTCCCGGCACTGACAGCGGTACACGGTAACTTTCCTGCCGTTGGAATATTCCCGGTAGCTGTACTGCTTCTTCAGCTTCCGCCATGTGTGCCGGTGAAGCAGTTTCTTAAACAATCTCACAGATGTATCCTCCTCAGTATCCTTTTACGAGCCATTTGACAAGCTCTAATACAAGGCGCACCACCTGTTTCCTGCTTAGCCGGATTCCTTCTCCGTATACCTTGCCTGGTCTATACTCAAAGTTGTCGAGGGATCTGCAACGCTTGTGAAGATCGTACTGCTGCTGATCCGGAATAGACTTTACATTCAGTCGCAGGTATGTCTCTCCGACAGTATTGGAAGTATAGCCTTCTATATAACCCCACTTCTTGGGATTCTCTCCCGGCAGCGTTGTGTAGGTTTCGTTTACAATTTCAAACGGCATAGGCTTACTCCACAATGCGCCAGTCATCGGCCAGCATGTCCGCCTGGGAGGCAAGCCAGCCCATCTGCACACCGGATGTACCCACAAAGGCCAGGGCATTATTGCCGATGTTGCAGTGGTTGACGTTGATAACCTCGGCTGCATTGTTCTTGTAGGAGATGCAGTATGCCAGCTCCACATACTGGTTCTTGCCGTTCCAACCGGCACGGGCAATCTTCTTGCCCTTCTTGGCGGCCTCAATAGCCAGGCCGAAAGGCATGCCCGTGGTTTCGCGGTAGGCAGCTTCAAAGACATCCTCGGGACTCCAGGACAGATAGCCGTCCTCATACTGGATACGATAACCTTCCTCTACGCTCATTGCGAAGGGATCATTGGTGCTGGCAATGGTGGAATACTCGATGTTGCCCTCAGCAGTTACCACACGGCAGCAGGGCCATGCCTTGACGATCTTGGTTCCGATGTACTCTTTGATGTAGTTTTCCATAATATATTTCCTCCTTGTTATTTGAACTGTTTGGATTTGCCGAACAGTTATTTTTGTCCTGCATTGAGGCGGATTTGAATGATATATTCGCCACCAGGCATACCATGAGAGGCGGTAATCTGGATCTGATTCACCATTTCACAGACGATTTCCCGTTTCATCCGTGTCATTTCATTTTCAAAACGAGTACGGCACTTCTCAATTTCCTTATTGGCTGCTGCATAGAGCGCGGTTCTGACCGACTCCTGCAGTGCAATCAGAATATCATTTTCACTTGCCATAGGTGTTTCTCCTATTCAGCCATCCGGATACCGCAGCCCTTACAGCCGCAATGCAGATGACCATTGCCGGTTACCCGGCTCCAATGGGCTTCATTACCGCAGAGGGGACAGATGAAGGTATGCTCGCCCTTTTCCTCCGCCTTCTGCTGGGCCATCATAAATTTGAGGATCATATCCATATCAGCCATAGCAGTTGTATACCTCCTGTTCAAAGATGTCTTCATCGTCCACATAGCGGCCTTCCTCTGGGCTCCACTGGCATTTCTCGCAGTAGGACTTGCCATTTTCATGTCGGATCAGCCGGACACGGCCACAGTTCGGACAGGGCATATTGGAATATCCCAGTTCTTTACCCCATGCCATTCTCGTTTCTCCTTTCTCCATACTCCCAGAAGTTCTTGAGGGGTTCCCATGAAATCTCGGTGTATATTCCGGCCAGCACCTTTCCAAAGGCCCAGTCAAAGAAACCGTTATCCTTTGGAGGGGTACCGATCACAGACACATTCCCGGATTCATCCCGTTTTATTGTGATTCGTGGCATTGTTTCCTCCCGGTATGTATGGTTACATACTTACTTCCAACTCGTCCAGCAGGGCCGGAAAGCACCGTTTGCACAGATGGCACAAGGTTCTCACCGGGCTGCCGGCAGTCTCTCTAACGAGCAGGGTAGTCATGTTCTGCTTCAGACCTTCAATGCCACACTTGGCGCAGTGGGTAATGTACCGTTCATGAGGGCGCCACAGGTCAAGATTCATCGGAAACCTCCTTCGGTGGTTCCGGCAGTGGCAGCAGCCAGTCTGTTGGCATCCAATGGGTTATTGCTTCGCCCCATGCTTCCCAGTAATCCATGTCGCAGAGGAAGTCTATTCCATCCCACACTGCAACCATGATTTTCTTGCCGGATGTACAAACTATAACCGCCTCGGAATATGCTGTTCCTGCATTACAGGGAATCAATTCGGGTAGTCTCTCTGTAACCGGGATCCACTGAGAATTTGCAAGCTTGGTTTTCCAGCAGTTCTTACAATCCCGGATGCAATCCTCATCCCAGTCTTTCTGACCGTCAGCCTTTTTCCAGACACGGTACAGTGCCCAGGCGAGGGGATTCCGGACGAAGCACATCTTCTGTGCCCGTTCATACTCCTGCTCCAGGAGCTTAATTGCTTTCTGAATATCCATGGTTCACCTCTCTCCATCTGCACAGAAGAAATCCATCGGTCTTCCGGCACAGCGGCCTCTTGTATGCCTGTGTCTGCAATTCCTGCACCGAACTACTTCAACGGCATCGACAGAGGGTGCTTCCTTGATTTTCTTAATAGCAACCATTCCCGCAACAGACGAACAAAAACCAGGCGGATCAAGATTACTAAGCTCAGAAATCAATGCCTTCCTGCTAATAAGATCATCCATTGACATCACCCCTGTTCGTTTTCTCTGAAGTCCGTAATTGTAACCGATATGCTAACGTTTCTAAGTTCGTTACGAACTGCAGTACGAATAGCGTCTGTTAATTCTTTATTTACAGTACCCCTAAATCCGTACTTTTTAATTTCCTCTTCAGCTATGTAACGGAACTGTTTCTCCACCTTTTCCTGAATAACTTCTCTTACCATTTCCTGAATGGTACTTCTTGTAATTCCGGCTTCAGCCAGGATTTGACCGATTGCTGCGCGATACAAAATCAAATCAGGATTTTTCATGCTCGGCCTCCTTCACAATGGTCTTCGGCTTCAGACTGTTCCGGTGCATGACAATGATCCGGTACCGGTCATCGCTGACCACCAGCCAGTTCTCCGGGTTCCGCCCCTTGGCCTTCAGGAACTTCTTCTGAGCCAGGGTAGGTCTCTTACCGCGCATGTTCGGCACCGCCTTTCCGGAGGTTTTCATCCAGCCGCTGCACCTTGGCATCCATGTACTGACACACGGGGTCATTGATGTTGAACAGCAGCCGCATCTGCTCAAGGGTAATGGTGGCATCGGCAATTTCTTCTGCCAGGTGGTCGAAGTTTTCACCGCCGATAAGGATCTTACAGATGGCCTGTTGGCACTCAGCCAGTTCTTCCAGGCACTTGACCATCTGTTTCCGGTCACCGTAGGTTATCAGAGCGTTCATGTAGACTTTCTTCCGCTCCTCATAGGAAATCTGGTTCATTTCTCAGGTACCTCCTGTAATGTCTTTGTGGGCACGATCTTGCCAGCATCATCAACGGCACAGAACAGACGGCCATCTTCTACGATGAATCCCAGCTTCCGTACAGCTTCATCCAGCTTTGCGCTGTTGTATTCCGGATCGGAGTAGTATTCCTCGCGGTTCCGCTGCTGTACCTGTGCGTAGCGGCTGAGCTGCACATATCCCATGCCCTTTACCTCATTCAGAGATACCAGAGAGAGTTTCAATTCAATCAGATGGGCGGCATCCCGGTGGGCGGCAATGGTAGCATTTTTGTTCATCCGCAGCCGTTCTGCATAGGGAATATCAGTCCGGTTCATGTGGGAGGTTTTCTTCTTTTTAGAACTTGCCATCAGAAACCGCCTTTCTTATACAGAAAGCTGGAAGCGGACGATATTGGCAATGCGGGCAATGAATTCGCCGTTGGTAACCTTACCCTTATCAGGGGAAATGGAGTTTCGGAAATACTTAGCAATGGCATCTTCGTCACCCCTGGTGAAGATGACTTCAACAACATGCCGGATACCGCGTTCCACTCTGGATGCAGTGGTGTCAAAACAGGCAGCAATTTCCGGATACAGCCGGAAAGTAATCTGGTTGATCATGTTCTCATTCTCAACACACATAAGAATTCCTTTGATGATGTACGGGAAACCGATCAAGGATTCCGGTGAGCCAAGCTCAGCCATGATTTCTCTGACGATTGCTTCAGCTGTCTTTTTGTTGCTCTGGATCTCGGAAATGGTTTTACGCAGTTCTTTCTTGATTTTCTTGCTGTCCTGCTGATTCTCGGACATTTCCAGTTCAGCAATACCAATGAGCAAACGTTCCACATTAGTCATAGTTATTGATTCTCCTTGTCTTTGAAATTGATCTTCAAATCATGAAAACAGTTTGAAGAATACTTCGGGTCCCGGTAATATCCGGGTTCATAGTATCTGGCTGTCAACTCAGTCAGATCATTCATCTGGCTCAGAAGCGGTTGCAGATCTGCAATGCGGCGCTTCAGCTGCCACTTTTCCTCCGGGTCGGTAGTCTGCTTGGCAGCATCTCGCAGCTCCTTCAGCCGTTTTTGAAGCAGTCTTGCGGATTTCCTATATCCAGCACTCAATTCCGAAATAGCCATGGCCAATGTCCTTTCTAAGAGTAAGATTCTGAATTGGCCAGGCTAAATCGGGGTATAGCTGCCAATATTTGTCCGGTACCTGCTTTTCCTGATATTCGCAGATGGAAGCGATTGCCTGGGTAATACCCCGGAAGAAGTCAGGGCTTTCACCCCTCTCCAAATTCCAGAGCATCCATGCACACATGCTCGATAACATTCACCTTGTCAGCATCCCTCATGGTATTCCTCCAGCTTTTTTTCCAATTCAGAGATTCGGTCTCTGTATCTTTCCAGGAATCCACAGGTAAGGCCGAGAAGGAAAGCAAGATCGGGCTCTACAACCATGGCGCGAATGTGCAGTTTTTCAATCAACTCCTGGACGGTTATTGTCTTAAACTGGTCTGAAACTTGGGGTCTGTTTTTGTTATCATCCCTCATGGTCTACCTCCCGGCACATCTCCCGCAGTCGCTGATCCTCTTCATCGGCCATCTTACCAACGGCAGCGCAGCACAGGAAGATAAATGCAGCAATGCCGCACGCAGCACCCAGGACAAAGGTAATTACATATTTCATCCGGTTCTAAACCTCCATTTCATACAGAATTGGCAAATCGAAATTGCACCACAGCACTTCCGTCCGCTGGTCTGAATTCTGGTTGTAAGATTTCCGGTCGATGCGGCTCCACCCAGCCAGTTCCCGGTCATACATTTCCGAAGGATAACCGGAGAGAATGACGGTGCCCCGGTGCTGCTTGAGAGCATCCAGCAGCTGCACATGATCCTGTTCGGTCATTTCATATCGGTACTGCTTGCCGCCTCTGGTATTCAGCAGATACGGAGGGTCAGCATATATCAGCACATTGTCATGATTGAATTTCTGAATCAGATCCAGTGCCGGCCGGTTTTCGATCTGTACCCCTTTCAGCCGCAAGGCAGCTTCCATAAGGTCTGCCGGAAGGCGGTTCCAGCAGTTAACGCAGTAGGCTCGTTCTCTTGCGTACACATCGATCTTGAATCCCGTTTTCTGGTAGGTCTTGAAACCGTGTCCCATTTTGGAACGGATGGCGAACTTGTATGCCCGTTCATACTCGCTGGATCCCCGGTTCTCATGTGCATCGTTAAATACCTCTCTGGAATAAGGGGTCATGGCAATATCTGCGGCCAACTCTGTCGGGTACTCACGCAGAATCTTGAAGAAATTCACGATGTCACCGTCGATGTCATTCACGGTCTCGATAGCAGAGGGAGGCTTGTTGAACAGCACTGCACCGGAGCCAAAGAACGGTTCCAGGTATGACCGGTGTGGCGGCATGAGAGAGACGATTTCCTTTGCCATACCCCACTTGGCACCAGGGTAATTCAGCAGAGTATTCATGCTCCCTCCCGTTTTCCGGTCAGAATCCAAATCACATCGGCACCAAGCTCATGCAGCCTTTGCAGATTGGAAGCGGAAGGGGAAACGCCGTGGCTCCACTCGTTGATGGTATGTTTTCCACAGCCCAGGGCGATAAGGGCATGTTTCTTTTTCATAAACAGCCGCCGGGTTTCCTGTGCTGCCCGGATTCCGATACCAATATCAACAGGTCTTTTAACTCTCATGCTCGTCCCTCCTTGTTCCAATGTTCCTGGGCATCATGCTTGCAGGCGGCCTGCCGGTCAACGGTGAATTTGCAGTCGAAGCAGCGTACCTTCCATGGCTCCCGATTCCTTCCAAGGGAATACTGGACATAGGCCACATTCTCACTCCGGCACGCAGGACAAGGGAGCAGCCGGAAGTGGCTGTCCGGTGCTGCCGCCTCCACACTGATTGCAGTTTCCATATCCATGGGCATTACTCCATTTCAACGGGAATCCACTGCATCTGTCCCAGGTGATCCAGAAGGGGAATATCCTCCGGGAGACCCTGTTCTGTCAGAACATACACGCTGCACAGGGAGTCGCGGTGATACAGATACCGTCCAACCAGTCTTGCATCCACAGAATCACTGACGGTCAGAATCTGCTGGTTGTCTACATCTACCAGACGCACTTTCAGATCAGTGGCGGTCTGCCATACCCGCAGGCCATCGAAGGTAAGCCGTGTGAGCTTGATCGGTGCACCGCCGGTTTTCATATAGGCATTGGAAAGCTCCTCCATGGTGGAAAGAACGGTTTCCAGAATCATGCTGCTGCATTCCTTCTTCTGGATGTTGACCGCCGTGCCCTCCCTGGGAATCTCACCATTGTGCATCACGATCAGGCTCTTAATGCTGTTGGTGACAGCTGCCCTGTTGAGCATCACACCCCAAAAGGTGGTCTGGATAATCATGCTGCTTTTCGTGACGGCAACAGTGTAGCCGGTTACTTTGTAGGCTTCCTTCATTGCACTAAGCAGGCCCTTGTCATAGATTGTCATATATTGTCCTCCTCATATTTCTGCATCAGCATTTTGTATACCTCGCACCGGTCAAAATACTCACAGCAGAATGTTTCCAGCTGGATCTTAAAATCCCGTTTATACTTGTAATTGAGAACCAGAGTGCTGCCCTCGATCAGACCTTCACAGGTGATCCGGTGAGTCTTCTTCTTGTTGTGGCACTCGTCATACTGATAGAAAGGGCATTTCACTCTGGTATCGGTTCTGCTTGTGGGCATCGGAACACCCCCTTGTCAACAGGAAGAATCCTCTGTCCACCACTTGATAATGGTCTGGAAATGGTTTTTCACGGATGCACCTTCACGGATGATGAATCCGGACAGCTTCTTGACATAGTAATCAAACATGTCAATGCCCATCATATCCAGAAGCCGATCTATCTGATATTCAGACAGATTCACCACACCTTGTCCCAGCTCTCCATTCATACTTTTCAATTTTCTGTCTGCTGCCGCTGATGCATAGTCGCCACCGGCGAATCCGGTTGTATCTGCAGCTGCGGCTGTAGATGTAGCTGTATTTGTAGATGGGGTTGTAGATGTAGCTGTAGATGGGGTTGTAGATGTGGTTGTGGTTGTGGGTGTAGTTGTAGTTGGATATCGACCGTTAACGAAATCAACGGCCCGTTGTGGTTCGTTGTTCTCCGTCAATGCTCGTTCCCGCTCGTCTTCGGTCATTTCCAGCCATTCATCGAAGGTGATTTTCGTCAGGTTCTTCGGCCGTTTCTTGCAGAAGGCAGCGTATTTCCGCTGAAGCTTGGAATTCTCATAGGAGTCATCATCCTTGTCGATTTTCGGCTTGATGAATCCCCAGGCCAGAGCCAGCATCCCCGTGAATTCCGGAAGCACACCGCTCTGTCCGTATTCCAGCATTGCAATCAAAAGCTTTCCCTTGTCCTCGTCCGGCAACACCCGGATGGGATCGAGGATATCAAAGTAAAGCATAATCCCGGGTCTTGCCATGTCTCCTCCTTACTTCGGGCAGGATTTAACCTGTACCCACCGGGGCACGGCCCTCTGAACCTTGTAGACGAACTGTCCTTCGTGGGACATAGCCGAGGAAAGATGCAATAGCCACAGTTCCCGGCAGGACCGCAGATCCATGCGGCGCAGGCACTCACAGAGCTTGTCGATCTCCATGTGGGTATTGCTGACACGCTTCTTGGTTTTCTCCGGCATCCGCTCACTCCGGTCAAGAATGTCCTGCTGGAAATTGGCTTCCACTGCCAGAATGTTCACACCGGGGAAGTTGTACGGGAGGTTCACCGTGTCTGTGGCAAAGGCGAATACATCCCAGTCCACCGTAGACTGCATCACAAATCCCATGGGTTCCTGGGCATCGTGGAAGGTCGAGAATGGCTTGATAACCATGGTACCCACGGTGAACTGCTCACCGGCAACCATTTCCGTTGCCAGATCCAGCAGCTTTTCCGGCAGTTCCAGTGCCCGTGCGGTACCCTGGGACAGATAGACAGGAATACCGGAAGAAAGGATTTTGTCTACACATTGGCTGTGATCCTTGTGTTCATGGCTGATAAGTACCGCATCCAGGCTTGTCAGCTTGAATCCGCAAGCCTGTTGCAATTTCTTGTGGGATAACCCACACTCAATCAGAATGTGGGTCTGCCCGTCTGAGACCAGGTAAGCGTTACCGCTGGAAGAACTGGCCAAACTCTGAAAGATCAAAACGGAATCACCCCCGAGCCAGAGGGATTATTGGGTGAAATGCTTTGCTGCGCCTGCATAGTCTGCTGCATAAACGCCTGCAGGTTCTGCAAATTGTCCATAGGCTGTCCCTGAACAGTGACATTGGTAACCGGTGCATGTTCCTTCTGCCATTCCGTAGACTTCTTGATTTTCTCCTGTGCCCATTCGGGAAGCGCCTCAAACGCTGCCTGGTTCCAAGGCTCCATATCGAAGCTGATCAGAGTGCTAAGAGGGGTGGGGACCGTAATAGGCAAACCCTCAGGAAGCGGGGCAATGCTGTCAATGTTGGAGTATTCTCCGGTCTCATTCAGCACCACCGTCAGGAATGCCGGGCGGCCAACGTAGTCATTGGTGTCTTTATCCAGGTATTCATCATCGGAAAGTTCTTTTGCTTCCCAGGCACCAAGGAACTTACGCAAGCCGGACTTCTTACCCTTGGTGGTATTGAATGTCTTTCCGAGGACACGGGGTTCCTGCTTCCCGTCGATCTCGATTGTCTTGCCGCAGATTTCAAAGCCGAGCATAACCTGTTTGTTGTAGGACTTGCTCTTTCCTTCGTACTCACACAACTGCTCGCCAATGGCGATGGAGTACACACAGATACCCAGGTATGTACCGCCGGGAATGGGAGGCAAACTGGGCTTTACATTGTCTCGGATTTTCATTCGATTCTCAGCTCCTTGTCATACTCACTAACCACCAGCCGGATTACCTGGCTATTGCAGGGTTCCAGCCGGGTCACGGCTTCTGCATTGTCAACGAACAGGGGCACGGTAACCCCATAATGGCGGCTCAGTGCATTGATGATGTCAATACCCACATTCACTTTCATGCCGTTGTTAAGGCCCATGAAAGGAACACCGTCATACACCACGTCGCAGCGTTCTTCCAGACCGCCGTTGGCCTGCTCCCGGAACAGACGGAAGGTGGCAATCCGGAAATGGTCATTGATAGACTGCTCAACGAACTTGGCCTTGTACCGGGTGAACTCTTCCATCAGGTACAGCATCTGCTCAATGCGTTCCAGGATTTCCGCAGCATTCCGGGCATCGGCCTTCAATTCTGCAATGCGCTTCTCAGTCTGGGCCTTGATCGCTTCCTTGGCAAGAACACCTTGGACAAACCGCAGCTGGCCGTCAGCAGCATTCAGATCAGTGCGAAGCTGCTCCCGAACTTTGGAGGAATCAGCCATCAGAGAACCGATTTCCGCCTGCAGGGCATCGACACGGCTGTTGACCGCAGCAATTTCCTCTGCATACTCCGGCAAATCGGTGATGGGCGCCACTTCTTCCTTGGCCTTCCGGATCTGCTCATTCAGTTCCTGGATGTGTGCCTCTCTCCGGGAGATTTCTTCCTCGATCTCATTGTTGCGATTCTGTGTCTGTTCCAGACTTTCCTGCAACTCCTTGGCCTTTGCGGTGATGGAATTCAGACGGGCATTCTTGCGCTTGTTGAAGGTCTCGGTGGCAGCCTGCAACTGTTCAAAGGGAAGTGCCTGGCCGCAGGTGGGGCATTTACCACCGGCAAAGGCTTCTCCATTTACCTGTACCCACTCATTCCGGCAGTCCTGGATTTCCTTTTCAGTGCGGGTAATGGCACGTTTGGAACCGGCAAGGTAATTCTTGCTCTGCACGATGGCTGCCTGCTCCCGGGAAATCTCGTTGTACAGGAAACTCATATCCCGTCCGGAGCTGCGCTGTGCCTCCCGGTGTGCCCGATTCCGGCTTTCCAGCTGGTCCCGTTCGAACTTAGCCTCCCGCAGTTCCAGCCGCTTCTTTTCCAGCACCGTGTCCTGCTCCAGAGCAAGCAGCTGCACCTGCAGGCCGTCTTTCTTCCGGATAAGTTCCTGTTCCTGCTCCCTGGCTTCCTCGAAGTTGATACCTGCAATATCAGCCAGTGTGCGCTCGCACTCGTTGATACGGGTGGGGGAATCATCCCGGATACCGGTCTGGCCTTTCTTCTGGTGCTGAAGCTTGGTCTTGAATTCCGAAAGACTCAGCTTACCCAGGCTGTCCAGCAGGGGAGCGAAGGTAGGATTTCCAGCCATGATTTCCTTGTCCGTCAGGGTACCGGCCATGTCAAAGAGAACAGCCCGCCGATCCTGCCATTTCATGCCGGCAGCGAAGTGGGAAACGCTGGTCAGCATCCGGAACAGGTCTTCGGAGACCATTTCCTTGATAGCGGTGTCGAATGCGTTTTTCTTCTGGGGAACACCGTTGACAAAGTAATCGGAGGTATTACCCTCATAAACCGGGGTACCGGTACCGCGCCGGGTTGCCCACACTTCCCGATATGTCCGCTGGAAGGTCTGGATCTGACCGTCTACCAGGAACTCAGCCTCCACAGAGGTAATTGCCTGGTGATCCTTAACCTCGCCGTTACCGTCCAGAGGCTTGATGTCGATGTTCTTCTCGCCGTTGCCCATGGAGTCCTTACCGAACAGCAACCATGTGAGGGCATCGTAAATACTGGTCTTGCCGGTGGCGTTATCGCCGTAGATGCTCACGGGCCTGCCGTCAAGCACCAGATTCAACAGCCGGTGACACTTAAAGTTCTCAAGAGTCAGCCGGTTAATTTTGATTTCTCTCATTGAAAGTTCCTTTCTTATGTGCTAAAATAGCACTGTCATATATTGGCTTGCTGCTTTCCCGGTCTCGCACACCGGGGAGCAGCTTTTTTTATTTCTTGCCCAGCATAATAATGCAGGAGCTTCCTTCGCCCTGTTCCTGGATATTCCATACCGGACTTCCGGGAATCATAGCAATAAAGCATGCTTTCCTGAACAGCTCCGCAGCCATCGGTTCCTGCCGTGCCAGAGCAGTGTGCAGATTCTGCACAATCCTTCCGACTTCTGCAGCAAGAGCAACCATGTCCATATCTGCAGCCTCAAGATGGATGGAGGTGCCGTCATTCTCATATTTGAATTTTTTCATAACTCAGCCCTCCAGAGGGTAATACAGCCGGAAGATATACACAGCGGGGAAGACAGCCATGCCCAGGGCCGTGGTGATTGCACCCCACAGCGGAAGGTGGGTAAAGATCGTCAGGCACAGGATTGCCAGGCAGAAGACACCATACTTCTTGACGGCATCGGTGGCAGCCTGCTCCCGTGCCATTTCCAGAGCCAATGCCTGCTCCCGTGCGGCCCGTCTGGCCTCATACTGCTGCTTATTTCTGCGGCCGGTCTCTTCCAGCTGCCGCTGTTCCTTCGCATTGGCGGAATGAACATTGCAGAAATGGATCTGATCCTGTTCATATTTCTCCAGCCGCGCTTCCTTGGCGGCGTTATCGCGGTCTTCTTTCCGGCGTTCCAGACCGATCTGAACAATGCGCCGTGCTTCATCACTACTCATAGACTTAATTTCCTTTCTTTGCTATCGGCAGGAGACCAAGCTCTCCGGCCTTAAATTTCATCAGAAGTCCCGGATTCACCCGGTAGACCCACCGTTTCCCGGAAGGCTGCTCCGCTGAACAATAGGGAATGGTACCGTTCCTGGCCTTGATTCTGATTTCATGGGCAGTGGTACCGTCTTGCAGATACTTGGCAGCAATCTCCGGTGTGATTCTCTTGTGGGACAGAAGTTCTTGTTCTGTCATAGGCATTGCCTCACTTATCGGCCAGAACCTTGGCAGCTTCCTTCATAAGCTCACCAGCGCAGTCATCACAGTTTACGCAGGGGCACTCATTGCAGCTTTCGCCGATGCCTTCATCGCTGCACTCCTGCAGCCATTTGATTACTTCTTCCTTGGTCATTTGGATTCCTTTCTGTCCTTCACGGACTCAGCTACATGCATTTCAAACTTTTTGCGTTCGGTCAGGCGATTCAAAGCATCATTGAGTTTCTGCTCTGCGCCTTTGGGCGGATTCTCGCTATTCAGGACCTGGCTGAGATATTTGTCATTCCATCCAGCTTCTGCAGCGAGTTCTTTTGCGGTCAGATTATTGTTGTGAAGTTCACCAACAATCCGGCCAGTCCATTGTGCAGGCATATAAAAAACTAACCTCCTTCAACTAAATAGTTGACTTTGTTTAGGTGTTAAGGTAAAATAAAAGCGCCAACCAATATTTGACCAGCACCTAACAGAGTCATGGATGACCTAATCAAGTTTAGGTCACGGCTATATGATAACTAAACAAGTTTAGTTTGTCAAGGCTATTTCCTAAACTCTTTTAGGTTCTGCGTTATGCACAAAAAAGGAGAGTGGAATCTGTGTTTTATGACAGATTTAAGGAACTATGTGACAAACGCGGCATTTCCTGTAACCGAGCAGCTATTGAAATGGGACTTTCTAATGCAACGCCGTCCCAATGGAAGAAGAAGGGATTAACCCCTAAAGCCGATACACTTGCAATCATTGCCAACTATTTCAATGTCACCGTTGATTATCTGTTAGAGGAACCAAATGTTCATGCTGTCGATCTATTTACTGGCTGTGGTGGAATTTCTCAGGAAACGATGAAAAAAATAAAGCCCATCCTTCCGAAGAAGGATGAGCGTGATGGATCTGAAATTATGTTTGCCCTATCCAGAGGAGGCGAGCAGGAAATCACAGATGAGATGTTCGATGAGGTCAAAAGATTCGCGGCCTATATTGCTCAGCGAGAGAAGGATAGAAAATGATTTTCTTATCATCTAATATAATTGCATTTCTGAATAGTAGACATGCGGGAGATGCTTTAATAGTATGTTTGAGTATTCTTGCATTATGGAGTATTGCTTGGAGGCTGTTTTTAGGACAATGGTTATATAAGCATAAAGTTAATTCATTTTGGTATGCAATATATGAATTAGGTCCAGTTGGATCATTTGCTGTAATATTAGGTTTATCCATTGTATTTATATTACTGATTGCTTCCTTTCAGGTATTACTTGAATATGGTACAAAAATGATATTCGCCCTGACCACTTTTTGGGGGACAATTATTGTTTCAGTAATTTTCTTTATAAAAAAGATTAAAAAATAAAAAAGTCCGTCCCAGGCTCCTACCCCTGAGACGGACATTACAGAAAACCACCAGTCACCATAACATAGGGGCATTCTGTTCTTTTATAGTATCAGAATTGCCCCGGAAAGGCAAGGTCTAAAATGGCAAAAAGAGAAAACGGCACCGGTACCATCATCCGGCGCAAGTACGCCAACAGCACGAAGTACGTTGCCTATGGTCCTGCATCTTCTTTCGAAGATGAAAACGGCCATGTGCATATCGTCCGGGATCGTGTGGGCACCTTCACAAGCAAGAAGGAAGCCAGGGAAGCACTGGATCAATATCTGAAGCACCCAACACCCAAGTTTAACTTCACCCTGAGAGAAGTCTATGAGGATTGGAGCAAATCCGCCTTCCGGGACTTGAAAGGCTCCACCAAAACCAGTTGGACAACCAGCTGGGCAAAGGTGGAAGCATTCCGGCCGGATCTGACCGGCAAGCTCATGCGTGAGATCACCACCGGAGACATCCGGCAGTTGCTGGACTATTACGCTTTTGAGCGGATCGATACGGACCAGCAGGGCAAGGAAGTGGTAGTACAACCTTTATCAAAGTCTTATATCACGAAGATCAAAGCGCTTATGACCCAGTTGTGCGATCATGCCATGGAGAATAATATCATTGACCGGAACTATGCCTCTCTGGTGAAACTCCCGAAGCTGGAAGCCGGAAAGCGCAGACCTCTCACAGATCTGGAATTCAAGAAGCTCTGTGATGGATGGCAGACGGCTACAGGCGGCGATGCCTGCTTGGTACTTTGTTATACCGGATTCCGAGTATCGGAGTTCTGCGAACTGACTCGGTTTTCCTATAACCCGAAAGAAGGTACTTTCACCGGCGGCATGAAGACGGAAGCAGGCCGTGACCGTATTGTACCCGTCCACCCCAAGATCAAGCCAATCATCGATAAATGGCATGCTGTCAGCAGGGGACCGCTGTATCCAAGACCGGATGGGAAGCCCTACAATAAGGACACCTTCTTAAACGGCGTGTGGAAACCCTGCATGAGATCCCTGGGCCTGCCCGATGATCTGACACCCCATTGTGCCCGGCACACCTTTGGTACCCGCATGTCCGCAGCAGGTGCCAGACCGGAAGACATTCAAAAAATTATGGGCCATGCCGACTACAGCATGACCGCCAATACCTATATTGACCAGGATAACACCGCACTGATAAGCGCAATTAATAAGATGGCATGATGCTGAATTTTGCCTGCGTTGCCACTGGGTTGATACTTATAATGCAAAAAACGCTCATTTTACCCCCTTAAACAGCCGTTTTCAGAGGTTCCCGCTTGAATGGGGTTCAAGAGGCCTCGAGTTCGAATCTCGACACTCGGACCAAGACCAGAAACTGAAAGGTTTCTGGTCTTTTTCTTTTTTTAAACCCGTATTCTGTTGTAAAGGCATTTTCCATAT